ACGCAATGGGACGAGTGGAAGCGGCTGCGGTTGGGGGTGTGGAAGACGGCCGAGGCGGCTTGGCTGGCGCAGGTGGGCGGGATCTCGGCCTGGGACGCCGGGGCGCCGGCCCGCGCCAGCCACAAGTCCCGAATCGATTGCTGGGAGCATTTCACCCTGGCTGAGCTGCGAGAGCGGGGGCTCGAATGCTGGGCAGGATTCGACGGCGCCACGCATCACGATACCACGGCATTCGTGCTGATTTTCGCGGACCCGACAGCCGAGCCGGGCGAGCCGGGCCCGGCTCCTGCGGCGGACGTTGACCAGGCGGCCGGGGCTGCGGAACAAAGCGAGATAGTTCGCATTGTTCCGTATTATTGGCTTCCGGAAGCGGAGGCCATGCGGCTTGGCGCGAAGGTCCCGTACCAGTATTGGGCGGACGCGGGGCACATCACGCTGACCGCTGGAGACGCGGTCGATTACTCGAAAGTCAAGGCGGACATCCTAACGATTTGCGAAGGGCTGCAACTGCGGGGGATCGCGTTTGACCCGCTGTTTCAGAGTGAGCAGTTGACGCAGGAAATTGCAGCGGAAACTGGAACGGATCGGCATGAGTTCCGGCAGGTGATTACACAGTTCTCGCCGCCGATGAAGACGCTGGCGCGACTGATCGCTGAGAAGAAAGTGAGGCACAACGGGCACCCGATCTTTACCTGGCAGGTCGGGCATCTGGCGTGCTACGAAGATTGCAACGGGAACCAGCGGCCGGTGAGACAGAAGCAAGGCGACTGCCGGACGATTGACGGCCCGGTGGCCGCGATCATGGGGCTGGGGCTGATGCTCGATTCGCAGGTCGAAGAGAAGCCGACCTGGTATGACGACGATAAAAACGAAGTGGAGTTCCTGTAATGTTCGGATGGCTGAGAAACCTTCTGTCGCGGTCGCTGTCCGACAATAAGGGGCCGTTCTACATCACGGACCCGCGATCGTGGGATACCTTTTTCGTGGGTCAATCCACGGACGCGGGCGAGCAAGTCACGGCAGCGAAAATGATCGGCGTGGCCGCCGTCTGGCAGGCCGTGGGCATGATTGCCGGCGACGTGTCGAAGCTGCCGCTGGAAGTCTTTCGCCGCCGCGGGAAGGATCGCGAGCAGGACCGGGATCACCCGGCCAGTTGGATCATCCGGCCTGACTGCTGGGCGGGACCCGAGCGCGAACTATCTTCACTCACCGTCTGGCGGCGGTTGATGATTCACGCGCTGATCTGGCCGCGCGGTTACGTGCTGATCGACCGGGACGACAACGGGACGCCGATCGGGCTGTCGAACCTGTTGCCGGATCGGACCGAACTGAAGACCACGGACAGCGGCCGGCTCGTGGTGGTCTCGCAAATCGACAGCCGGTATTACGGCTTCTCGCCGGCCGACGTCATCATGGTTGAGAATATCGCCTTCGACTCTGGCGAGTGCGATTCGTTCGGGCCGCTGAAGGCCGCCAAAGAGAATATCGGGTTGCAGCTGGCAAAGCGGAAATTCGGCGGCAAGTTCTACAGCCAGGGCTGCCATGCCGGGGGCTGGTTGGAAGTCCCGCCAGGTGTGAGCGACAAGGCGCGGCAGAAGATGGAAGAGGGGCTCAAGAAGAAGTCCGAGCCGGAGAACTGGTTCCGCACGATGGTCCTACGGGACGGATTCAAATGGCACAGTACGATGGTCAATCCCAGCGAGGCCCAATCGACGGAAGCGGACGAGCAGGAGATCCGCAACGTGGCCCGGTTCTACCGGATGTCGCCGAGCCGGCTGGGGGTGCGAGAGTCGATCAGCTACAACTCGGAAGAGTCGGCACGGCGGGCGTACCACGACGAAACGCTTTCTTTCTGGCTGCGGCAGATCGCGACGGAATGCACGCTGAAGCTGCTGACCGAAAATCAGTATCGGAACAACACCCATTTTATCGAGCACAACGTCCACGCTTTGAATTGGGCCGATACTCAGACCCTTATCAGCGTGGGCGTGCAAGGGGTGACCAATGGCATCTGGTCACCGGACGAAGTGCGACGCTGGTTCAACTATCCGGCATGGCCGGGCGGGATTGGGGAGAAGCCGTTCCAGCCGCTCAATATGCAACTGCTGGGCGAAGAGCCGGAACCGGAGCCGGAACCGGAGCCGTAACCGGAGATGCCTGACGACGATCAACAGGAAAATGGGGAGGGCGACGACGATGGAACGCCGGACGATCAGCAGTGAATTATCGGGGCTGCAGGTTCGCAGTGAAGACGGGCAGCCGCCACGGATCGAAGGGCTGGGCGCGGTCTACTTCCGGGCCGACGATCCGGGGACAGAGTATCGGCTTTGGTCGGACACCTACGAACGGATCATGCCGGGGGCGTTTGACGAGGCAATCAAGGCCGATGTGCGGTCACTCTTCAATCACGACCCGAACCTCGTCCTCGGCCGCAACCGGGGCAACGCGGCCACGCTGCGGCTCGCCGTCGACGCAGCCGGGCTGCGGTACTCAGTCGAACCGCCGCAGACGGCGTTGATTCGTGACCAGGTGCTGGAGCCGATCCGGCGCGGCGACGTGTCTGGATCCTCGTTCATGTTCCGCCCGACGAAAGTCGTCTGGGTGGAAGAAGACCGGGACGGACGGACGGTGGACATTCGCGAGTTGCACGCGGTGGAGTTGTTCGAGGTCGGGCCGGTGACGTTCCCCGCATACGAAGCGACGTCGACCGGGGTGCGGTCTGAAGAGCGGCGGCAGCTGGAAGCCGAGCGGCAGGACTGGCGAGAACGGCAGAGCCTCGACGCACAGCAGGAAGCCGAGCGGCGGCGCAAGCGGCAGCTGACGGATTCTTTCGTGGCGGTGGCATGCGCGCTGGCGAAATGACGGAGGGGCGGCGGTGGTAGGGGATCGCTTCGCAGACTGGACGTGGATTATCCTTGGCTGTTCTCCGCTCGTGCGGGAAGCCTACGCGATGGCACGGCGGGACTTTCCAGGCGCGCCAGTCATCACTACTAATCGTGGTTTGCAGATCGAACCGGACCCCGATTTTTATTTTCTTTCCGATCAGATCGCTTGCAAACTCTGGTGGGAAGACGCGCGGGCCGCATCGAAGCGAGGCAAGACGAAACGGATCACGCTCCGCCGCGATCCGCAGGCCATGAAGATGCGGACCGTCGACGACTTTGAACTGGTCTATCGCGAGGGGCATCCGTTCGAGCCGTTTCAGTCGTCCGGGCTGTGGTGTGTCGAATTCGCGATTCGCGTGGGGCTCGCCCGGCGCGTTGTGCTGTGCGGCATGGACGGCTACCGGCATGGCTGCGATGGACAGGATTATTTCGACGGCGCCCACTATTACGAGCCGAATGACGGGCTACAGAAGGATCTGACGCGGACCGTTGTTGATCCGCTCTCCAACAAGATCGCGGCGAAATATCAGCAGGTTGAATTTCTACAGGTAGGGGAACCATGCTTCACTGTGAACCTTCCGAATTGGCGAGTCGTCCAGCCGCAATCGTGATTCCGGCCCGTGGGGGATCGAAGGGCATCCCGCGAAAGAATCTCGCACTCTGCGGCGGTAAGCCGTTGCTGACCAGGTGCATCCAGACGTGCATTCAGTCGCGACTATCGCGCGGGGTCTGGGTCTCGACCGAAGACGAAGAGATTGCCGCCGTGGCCCGCGCCGTAGGGGCGACTGTGATTCCGCGGCCGGCTGAGTTGGCTACGGATGAGGCGTCTACCGACGACGTTCTGTTGCACGCGATCGATTTCTTGCCGGCCGGGATTACCACCTTGGCGGCCGTGCAATGCACCGCGCCGCTGATGACCGTTGCCGAACTGGACGCCCTTATCGAGTGGCGGGAAAAATTGAGTGTCGACGTGGTAGCCGCGATCACGAAAGCGAAAGAGTGGCAAGTCGAACGTGTCAACGGCAGGCTGCGCGGCATCGGATACCAGATGAACGGCGAGAAATCCAAGCGGCGGCAGGATCTCGGACATCGGTATCGCCTGGCTGGATCCGTGTTTGCCATTAGCCTGTTCAGCTTGCTTCGCCGCGGCTACACGTTTTCCGACGACGTTGTCGGCTATGAAGTGACTGAATCAGTCGACATCGACACCCCCGATGACCTTCTCCTGGCTGATCTGATTCTGAGACGCCGCGAGGCTCTTTCCTCGCAAGCAACAAAGCGCGCTAGTCCGCCGACAATGCAATATCCGCTCTAAGAGCGGAGATCGTTTCGGTCCCCGCAAGACAAATCAACTTAGTGCGGGGATTGAAAAATGGCGCGAAAGCTGAAACTGAGCGGCGGCGAGCGTAGCTTTGCGAACCTGAAAGAGCTGCGGGAAGCCCGCGGCGAAGTGTCGGCAACGGTCAACGAGATCGGCGAGAGCTACGCCGGCCGGAAGGCGAAGCGGGATGCAGGCGAAGAAGCTGACGAGTGGGAAGCCGACGAAGAGGCCCGTTTCAATGCGGCCAATTCGGACCGCGAAATTTTGGACGCGGCGATCGCCGAAGAGCAGCGGGCGCTCAACATCGAGGCGGCCCGTGCGGCAGCT